TTATAGCCCCTAGACTCCAGCAAAGCCACAGTACGGCTGTTTTGGCTATTAGCCAAGGTCTTGCTCGGTAATGCGGCCTTCCGAGGCTTCTACGATCTTTTGATGCCATTTAGCCGGTATGCCATTACGCATCTTCCAGGCATAGGCCGTTACATACTTAACCCCTAAGATTTGGCATAGATTCTTGATTGAGCCAAATTCAGCCATTAGTTTTTCAAAAGCAGTCATGGTTTCTCCTATGTAGAGTTTTATTCTACACCCATACAAAAATGCGACATAGTGCAAAAAAGCAACAAAATCAAAATATTTCTACATTTCTTGTAAAAACTCTACATTTGTAGATTAAGATCTATCCATGCAGTAAATTTTATTAACACTCGTGAAGGAGTAACAAAATGGAATACACAACTAAACAAGGCAACAAAATTAGCAGATCTACATTTGTTCTTACACAGGCTGAGTTGGTCTTAGCAACAAAAGAGCCAGTATCAGAAGAAATGGTTTTAGCAATTTGCGATTTGTTTACAACCTTTGATGTAGCGCAAATTAAGAAAGCAGTAGAGTTAGCGTAACCAACCCCTCCCCTTCGGGGGAGGCATTAACCACTCGTGAAGGAGTATGAAATGAAAGACATTATTTTAGGCGGCATCTTTGGGGCAGTAATTGTATTCTTTGCTGCAATGGTTTACGGCTTTCGTGTAGGTGCGCTATGAACAACAACAACTACTACGAGCCAGAAGATGACAACTACTCAATCGAGTTGCAAGAGCGTGTCTACGATACTGTTAAGAACGATCCTGAGTACGACCCATCCGATATATTTAAGTGGGGCGAGGCTCTACAGCAAAAGTGTAATGATGCCGAACTACAGGCTTTCTTGCGTGATTGCATCGAAAAGAAAGACTGGGAAAAGTTAGGCAGGAAGTTATACTACCTGTCCTTTGAGTACCAAGAAGGTGTAGCAGAATACTATTTAACCAAGTGAAGGGGAAAACCGTGAGTAAATATAAAGAACTTCGTGGGATTGATGTAACAGACCACATCGAGCGTAAAAACTCGTTGTCTTATTTATCCTGGGCATGGGCCGTAGATACATTGTTATTGCATGACGAAAAAGCAACATGGTCGTATAGTCCGCCTGCACAGTTTGGTGAAACGCTAATGGTGTTTTGTACGGTAACGGCTTTTGGCAAGTCTATGACCGCCCAGCTACCAGTAATGGATTACCGCAATAAGGCCATACCTAACCCAGACTCGTTTGCAGTAAATACAGCTATGCAGCGTTGTTTGGCTAAAGCTATTGCCTTGCATGGAATTGGCTTGTATATCTATGCCGGTGAAGATTTGCCGCCCGATGAAGTGCAGGCAGACTACCCAGTAGACTTCTACATTGGTGCGCTACAGGCAACAGAAAGCCCTGCTGAACTCCGAACAGCCTACGCTCAATCTTACCCTAAATTCAGCAAAAATAAGGCAGATCAGGCTAAATTAGTAACCGCTTACGAAAAAATGAAGGCGCAACTAAATGAAACTAGCAAATCAGCAGCCGGATAATGTATGTTCAGAGTGCGGAAAAAAATGGGGGACACACAGACCAAAAGACCACCAGTACAGAATATGGGTGGACAAGTGCGATGTGTGTTCCGATACCAGAGCCGTATGCGATGCTTCAGAATATGGATATTTAAAGGAAGGGTGGGATGGTGGAAAGGAAATTCTGTACTAGTTGCCAGGTGGAAAGACCAGCTAGTGATTTTAAACTGGTAAAGACTGGGCCTGTTAATCGGTGGAGATGCGGAGTGTGTTTAAACAGAGCAGCAGAACAAAAATATAAAGGCAAAAAAAATGGAAAATAATTATATTTATAGCAAAGCTGGAACAGACATTACATTGCGTTGGAGGAAGATGTACGGATATACGCCAGCAAGTGAGCAGGCCCAGTACATTAAGAAGTGGGCTGACTTTCGGGAGATGTGCGCTAAAACGCTAGACGATGTAGAGCCAGCGTTTAGCAAGGAAGTGGTTAATTTAAGGTTTAAGCGAAAATGATAAATAAACATTGCCTAGAGGCGTTTAACAAGTTAGAACAATCTCTCTACCATCCGCAGGAATATTTTGCGCTGGGTTGGAACGCTGCGATAGATGCTATGTCTGCTGAGTTTGCTAAAAAATGGGAGTTGGATGAGATCTCTGATGTACCATTTATAACCCAGCCAATTAACGAATCATTGGAAGATAAAGAATGAGCCGAGATTATTCAGAAGTATATTTAGATATTGTCAGAACCCTTAGAAGTTTCTATAACCACGAAATAAAAGGCAACGCAGAGGCAGCGCATAAGGCAGCAGTACGGACTAATGAATTGGCAAAAGAGTTGCTGGAGGCGGTCAAGTGATTGAGCAAGGGACGCCAGAATGGTTGGCAATGCGCCTAGGCAAGGTAACCGCCAGTCGGATTACGGATGTGCTTGCTAAGGGAAAGTCGGGCGAGGCAGCCACTAGGGAAGATTACCGCACAGAATTGGTAGTACAAAGGCTTACAAACGAGCCAGGAGAGTCGTTTACCAATGCGGCAATGGAATGGGGTACGCAGACAGAACCAATGGCTAGAATCGCTTATGAGGCGCAGGCCAATGTATTTGTAGAACAGGTTGCGTTTGTAGATCATCCTACGATAGAATGGTTTGGATGTAGCCCAGACGGACTAGTTGGTCAAACTGGTTTACTTGAGATCAAATGCCCAGCTAGTAAAACGCATATTAAGTATTTATTGGGTGGCAAACCGCCTGCAAAGTATGTGCCGCAGATGCAATGCCAGATGGCAGTAACGGGCCGAGAGTGGTGTGATTTTGTAAGCTACGATCCACGCTTGCCGGAAGATTTGCAGTTGTTTGTAGTGCGCCTTGAGAGAGATGAGGAATACATTAAGGCGATGGAAGCAGAAGTAGAAAAATTCCTCGGTGAAGTGAGTGAGATGTATTCTAAATTAAAGGAAATAAATAATGGCTTATGAACCAAAAGAAGGTAGCGGATCGCTATTTAAGAATGACCGCAAAGAGAAACCGACCCATCCTGATTACGCTGGAACAATCATGGTCAATGGCAAAGAGCATTGGCTAAGTGGCTGGATCAAAGAAGGTAAGAATGGCAAGTTCTTTAGCATTGCGATTGGCAAGGAGAAGGAGCGCAGCAACTTTAAGGCCAAGGGCGATGACGAAATGCCTAAGCCTTCAATTGATTTAAATGATGTGCCATTCTGAGGAGAATGATATGAAAAAGATAGCTATTGGATTGGTAACATATATGTTACTAATGGGCGTAGGATATGCCTGCCAAACACAGACAATTATTGTCAATGGCAAGATGACTACTTGTACGGTCTGTGGCAACATTGTGACTTGCTTCTGATATGCAACAACAAGTTACCGACCTGGTATTAAAGTTTCTAAGGCAAGGCTTTACGATTGAGCAGATAGAGGAGGTGTTTGTAACGGAGCTAGAAACAATCCGTAAAACAGCGCCAATGCTAAAGGCCCAAAAAGAAGCTGCTTTAGCCCCATAAACCCCACAAGAGATAGGCTGCATCCTTCACAAGTTTTTTGCTAGTTCACTTCCTATCAAACTAGCGCCCATGACCACTAAAGAATTTAACCAGGCACTCCATGACCAATACGATCCACCGGCGAGGGATGCAGTAACGAAATGGGTAAAGGTAAAGTGGGGATTGGAGTGTAGGGAAAACCCTAATGTGTATGGAGTAGATTTGCTCGTATATAGAGCAGATAAGTTAGTTGGTTATATTGAAGTAGAAGTTCGAAGCTGGGATTACTGCCACTATCCCACCATTCATTGTGCGCTGCGTAAAGAGAAGCTATTTCAGCAAGATCTCCCTGTGCTATTTTTTGCACTAACTCACGACTTAATCCATGCGTATTGGGCGAAAGCTGAGTTGATTGAAGGCTGTCCATTGATAGAGGTCAAGAATACAGAAGTTCCTGCTGGCGAGTTGTTTTTTGATGTCCCAGTCAAGCATTTTAAGTATGTTGATCTTACACAGCCTTTTTAGCCGTTCTTTGCCATATCTAGGGCTTCTAGGCGTTCTTTATCTGTGCGGCTTAGCCAACCCCTACCAAATACAGGAAATAGCTTTAAGCCCTTGTAGTACGCTGTACGAGCTTCTGAAAACTTATCTATCAATGTTTCTACATTAGCCTCGTTTATCTTAGCCATTGTGTTTGGGCCAATAACGCCATCTGCCACTACACCGATTGCATCTTGAAGTAACTTAACGCTACGACCAGCGCCAGCGTTTACCGCCATAGAAAATACTAATAGATCCAAGCCTCTTGGTAGTTTCTCGCAATAGCTAGTGCGCCAGTACCGCATTTCGTACATAGGAGCTACGATCTCTGGAGTAAGCTCTCGCATATCCTTTTCGCTAACTGGATGGCCTACCCATTCTTGCCAGACCTTCTTGGTAACGCCTAAGTTGGTCATGCCGCCTGGGTCAAGTTTGTGGTTTACAAAGCCGCCCTCATGCTTTAAAACTAGATCTAAACAATCTCTAAAGTTCTTTGTCATTTTTTAAGGTTAGCCATAATCCGAGTGCCAAACAGAAAGCCAAAAGCAATGTTGGCGGCTTCTATGCCAATGCGTTGAATCTCTGGCGCTACCGGCAAAAACAATGTGCCTATGCCGACAACGATTACAAACAATGCCCCAAGATAGCGGCTAGATGCCCTTAGATCAACTACCCATTGGCTAGGTGATCCGTAAGGGTTATCTAATGCGGCAAGGGCTTGTAGCTTGTTTATTTCGTTGTTGTCCATCTTGATCTGTTCGTCTACAGAAATAGGTTTAACCCCACCTGTAAACATACCGATCAGGCTTTTAATCCCATCTATGCCGACTGGGACTAATGCGCCAATGATTGTTTCTAGTATCATTTTTTAAAGAACAGTTCAGTTATATAGCTGATGAAAGCACCAGCAACAGAAGCTACTCCCATCAACGCCCACAAAGACCCTTTAGAGCGTTCTGCCATAGCCACTAAATGTTTAATGTCGGTGTCCATCGCATCTACTTTACGCTCTAAGTTCTCTACGGAATTAACTAGCTTACCGTATTCTATTGGGTCAATGTCGGCCATAATTTACTCGTCTATAGTTTCTGGTTTTTTAGTTAGAGCTTCCTCTAACAGTTTAACAAAAGCCTGTTTTCCGATATTAAGTTGATCGAGATTAAACTGGCTAGATCCAATTTTTCTATCTAGGTCAAGGCAATGGTTTACCAAAACTTGTTGCTCTGGCGTCATGTCCTCAAAAATGTACTCTACATCGTTTACTGTGATTGGGGTTTGTTTATCTTTTCCCATATCGTTCTCCTAGTTGTACTACGGTTTAAAAACTTACCAAGGTAATCCAGACTCTTGTACTGGATTCTTTAATGCCTCAATCTGTGCTGCCAATGCTTCTTCTACAGTTTCTTGACCGAGCGACTCTTTTACCCAGCCAACTACTACAGCCTCAGTTAATTGGCTATAAGGAGTAAAAGCACCTTCCTCTGTATAGCCTACTGTGCCGTAAGTAGAAGCGATGTAATCACCATCAACAGCGTTTACTGTGTAATGAACAGTTGTAATAAATTTGTCTGAGGTGTTATAGTCTGTTTGTACTACATTCCATGTAAATTCCATTTTATTTTCCTTTTAGCAAGCCATTAGTACACAAGGTACACAGTATGAACCATCTGCGTATGTGCAAGTTACATAGTTTGAAGTTACTTTAGCGATTGTTTTAGAACGAACAATATCATCGCCTTGTGGTTTAGCAGTGCCGTCACCAGCAGACATTAGCAAGTCACCTTTTTGAACTACGACACCATCTGCAATGCGGATAATCATATCGCCTGTCATAGCCATATTGATTTCATCAACATTATGCTGTTCATCGTGTGACCAGTTTACAAACACACCAGCTACATTACCATCGCCTTCTACATCGGATACTTTGACTTTGTTTAACTGTTCATTTGATACTGGATTGCCTTCAGAATCTACATACACATTCATTTCGTCTAAGTTAGATAATACTGTGCCCTTGACTAATGACTCGTCTTTTGCTGTGGTTGTCTGTGCGTAGCGAGATAAATGTCCACCGTTGTATGAAACGGTAGTGCCTGATACAGAAATTGTGCCTTCTACAGTTCCAGCTTGTTTAAATTCAACTAAATCACCATCGCTAGTTAATCGATTAATTGTTAATGATGGTGCGCCATCTGCAATAGCATAAAGCCTACCATTATTACTAAGCAAAATTCCTTTAAAAGCATCGTTATAAACTGTAGTACCAACCAACAAATTACCACTAGAGTCGATAACCAACCTTTCAGCCCCTGCTGTTTCATCTTTAATACTCAATGCGCCATTAGCCACATTGCCAACAATAATGCCGTATTTTTTACCTGAAGCCCTACCTGAGTTATCAATGTAAAAACCTGAACCGCTAGCTGAATCTGATTTAAATGTTGCTGTTACAGGATTGGTGTCTACTATAGTAAGTTTATGTAATGCTGTTGTAGTTCCAACCAACAAATTACCACTAGAGTCAATACGCATCCG